ATTGATTTTTTACTATATCCTTTTTTAAGTGGCATAATTTTTTCTCCTGTTAGTTTTGCTATTATATCTGTTAATAGCATTAATTAATCATTTTTCCACCTGACCATTTTGCATCAGGTAATCCATTAGTATAATTCTTGCCATCAAATGTCAAAATTTGCTTTCTGTTTGAACCCTCTACGAATGAAACGTGAATCCAACCAGCATTAGGTTCTTCATCATTCCAGTACTCCAATATAAGCTGGTCAAAATCGCAGTTATTAGAAATCCAAAGTGCTACTTCTAAATTTGATACTCCAGCTATTTCAAAATCAACAGCTTGTCCTTTTGTATGTTGTGAAGTTTTTTTACTTCCTATTGCTTCGCATAATTCTTCTGATCTATACCCTGATGTGATTGTTATTGCCTTATCAAACTTTGCACGAGTTGGTTCAAGAACTCCATAACATAAATCAGTTAGGTTTTTTATTTCGCCACTTCCAGCTTTGTTTTTAATACCCAAACGAGTAGCTGTCATAGACTTTTCAAATTCTATTAACTTGAAATGTTTGCTCAACTGCATTGTAAAAAATTATGGTTTATTTGGAAATACCACAGCATTAACATCATCAACAGTTGCAAGACCCTCAGTAATATCTCTAAGTTCTTGTCTGTATGTTTGCCAAGCTGTTTTATCTGCAATCGGACTATCTGACATCATAACCCAATCACTAGACTTTAATAAAGCATCTCGTCTTTGTCTTAGACTAGACATAGCCCTATCAAAAGCACCATTATCCCAAGCAGTTTCTTCTGCTTGTCTTTGTGCTATCTCTTGTGGTGTGAGTTCGACTTTCACTCCGTTTACTAATTTATGTGGCATATTGTTCTCCTTTATATTTTATTTAACTCCATACATCAAGATTGTTCCGTCATCTATGTTGCCTGTATTAAATTTAAAATCAACTGCATTGATTGCAGATGTAGTATTTCCATAACCAGCACAATAAGGATTCATACTATAATTTCCTGAATGAGCAGAATTTCCATATAGTATATAATGCTTTACATAAGTTGTAGAACTAGGCGAAAATAAATGTAATGTTCCGCTATAGGATTGGTCATTATCTGCACCAATATCTTGTTCTATCTCTTGATATGCTGTTGATTGTGCTAAATCTTGAGATGTTCTATATGTAAGGTCTGTTGCTGTATCAGCTTCATCGTGATATGCTTTAAAAAAACTTGAAGTTTTAGTAACATTGTAATTTGAACCACCATCTGTTGACATATTAAATGTAAGTGTAGCACTATCTGAACTTGGATGTGCATTTATAATTTTAAAAACATACTCATCATAGGTACTATCAATTCCTGATGTAAATGAAATGTTAGCTGAAGCACTTGCTGTTTGGCTAGAGATTAATGTTAAACTTCCTGTGCCTGTTGCGTTAGAAGAAAATGGGTGATCGTATTTTAAATTAGAATATGTTGTCATTAAGCTAACCTCTTGTTTTCTTGATATGATAATGATGTTAGAATAAAGTTTTTCATATTAAGCTATCCCATACATTTTGATTGTTCCTGAATCTATGTTGCCTGAACCCATCTGAAAATTAATTGCATTAATTGCAGATGTAGTATTTGCGTAACCAGAAATATAAGAATTTACCATTCCATCAAATGATACATAAGTAGCAAAATTGCAAATAAAGTGTTTAACATAGGTTGTTGAACTAGGTTCAAATAAATAAATATAACCTGATGTTGCTTCATCACTTCCGCTACCTACTTGGTCAGTTAAATTTTGGTAACTTGTACTTTGTGCTAAATCATAAGGTGCAAGATAAGTTAGTTCTGCTGATGAATCTGCTTCGTTATGATACGCATAAAAATATGTAGAAGTTTTAGTAACATTATAATTACTACCACTATCACTAGACAAATTAAATTTAAAAAGAGTTCCATCATTTGCTGGGTGTAAGTTAATAAACTTAAATAAATAAGTCCGATAGGTACTATCAATCCCACTTGTAAAAGATATTGAAGCAGAAGCAGATGCAGTTTGCTCGGATATTAATTTCATAGCACCACCAGCAGTACTAGGTAAATTATAATCGTATCTTATGTCTGTGTATGTACTCATTAGCTTACGACTCCAAACATTTGTATTGTGCCATCGTCTATGTTTCCTGATGACACTTTGAAGTCTATGGCATTTATTGGCGATACAGTATTTCCATAACCAGCAGAATATGATGCTAAAGAATAGTCGCCTGATTGATAGCAATTAAAATTACTTATAAAGTGCTTTACGTATGTGCTAGAACTTGGCTCAAATAAATGTAAATAACCTGATGAAACTTGATCGTTATCTGAACCTGTTGATTCTGCAATTCTAGCATAACCTGTTGATTGTGCTACGTGTGAACCAGTATCATAAGCTAAACTAGCACCTGTGCCTGATTCTGAATGTTGTGCGTAAAAATAAGTTGTGGTTTTAGTTACGTTATAATTACTTCCACCATCTGTACTTAAATTAAACAAAAGTGGAGTACCATCTGTTGCTGGGTGTAGATTATTAAATATAAACATATACTCTTTATAGGTACTTGTTATTCCTGATGTGAAACTTATTGAAGCACTACTACTTGCAGTTTGAGTTGAAAGTAATATTAACGAACCAGCATTTGCGTATGGATTATTATATCGGATTTCGTTGTATGCTGTCATTACTTGTCACGAAGCACCCAGCCTTGCGTAGAATCAACATAAACTAAAGTAAAACCAGCACGTTCAGTTGATACAGTAAGATCAGATGCAGTTCCCTGTATATTATGACCATTTCTTCCAATAGTCAGATTGTTTGTATCAAAAGTTCCAGCATAGTCTATAAATGAACATTCGTCTCCCAAAGTTGCTGATGTTGGTAAAGTTGCTGTGAAAGCAGATGATGTTGTATTACAGAAATAACCCTCTCCAGCAACAGCAGTAAACGCACTTGTCTTAACAGATTGCCAAGATGTTCCACCACCTGATGCGTCAGCAAAAGATAAGTTTCCTGAACCATCTGTTTTTAAAATTTGATCTGCTGTTCCATCTGCGTTTGGTAAAATGAAAGTTACATCTGATGCTGGGTTACCAGCTTTTAATGCAACATAGTTTGAACCTGTATCTGAATCTTCTTTAAATCTTATTTCTCCGCCTTGTGTTGCACCACCTGACACTTCAACATTTGTATCTTGTAAAGTTAAAACAGTTGATGTTGCAGTTGTTGCTAAACCAGTTATTGAAACTGTTGAGTCTAACCAATTAACTGTGTTTGCAGAATAATCAATCGTTGCTAAAGATATGTCATCAGTTCCATCATAAAATTTTAAAGTTGGAGATGTTGCGTTTGTTGTGTCTAACCAAATAGTTCCAGCAACAGCAGATGTTGGTCTTGATGTTCCTGAGTTAGATGTATTGATTGCTTCTAAAGTAGAATTTAAATCAGCACGAAATGCTGGAAAACCCTGATTTTGAATTAAATAATCTCCTTGTGCCATAATGCTTATATATCTTTTTTAATATCCTTTTGCAATATAATCAAAAACTCTTGATATTCCTGTATCTGAACTGTTGAAAAATGCTACATCAAATCCATTTATTGTTTTATTTGAAACTGTAAAATAGTCTCCAGTATTTGCATTTTCCATTGTAATACCAGTAGCATAATTAACAGATTTGAATGGATTTGTAAATGTAACTGTATAGGTACTTGTTCCTGATGTTATGTCGTTTCCACTAAATATTCTGTCAGGCATATCTACTGAAACTGTTAAAGCTGATACAACTGGAGTAGATGATAAATCAGCAGATGTCATAACTAATCTAAATTTTAAATATCTTGCTGTGTAATCCCCAATTACAAAATTTCTAAATGAAGTATAAGTTACGTTATCATCTGATGTTGCTATTTCAATATGTGCATTACAGTTTGCTGGTGTATCTCCGTCAAAATTAGATGGTTGATCGTCAAAATTTCCAGTTCTTTCATCAAACGTATCATCTAAGTTATCTGAACTTTGAGTAATAGAAGCTGTAACTCTAACTGTATGTATTGCACCAATGTCAATTACATTTGCAAACTCATAACTACCTGATGCGTATAAGTCTGCACTTGTTACACCTGAATCAAATAATCCATCAGCATCATCAAAGTCTCCACTTGCAGAATCAAAAAGTTCTGATGAATCTAATCTTAAAGTATTATCTGTTTCAATTACATTTGTTTTAGTTCCAGTAAAGTCAGGGTGTTCGCTTTGTGTTGCTACTGCATTAAAATTAACTGCAGATGTTACATTTGATATTACTGCTGTTGCGTTAGAACTAAAGTTACCTAGCTTGTCCACAGCTTTTATTAAATAACTACCAGCCCTAGCTGGAACTGTTACTGATGTTGCTGGTCGAGATATTTTTTCAACTAAAGAAACTGAGTTTTGCCAATCAGCACTTCCATCTGTTGCTGTTGAATATCTCAAATTATAATAAGCTAAATCTAAATCAGGTACAGCCGTCCAAGCTAAGTGTGCTTCTTGACCTACTACGTTACAAGAAAAATCTTCTACATCACTTGGTGGAGCAATCGCACCTACAATGGTTCTTGATGCAGATGTATATGTTGATGAAGTACCAAAAGCATTTACAGCTTTAACTCTTACATCATAAGTCTCTTGGTCAATTACGTTTAATACTCTATGATTTAATCCTGAACCTTGTGCGTATATGATGTAATCTGTATCTGAACTTAATTTATATTCTACTTGGTAATAATCAACGAAACTATCAGGAGACGCAGTTAATGTTATGTCCAATGCCACGATTACAGTTCCGTCATTGTATTGGATTAATTGGTCAGATAAAGTTACACTTGCTGGTGGTTGAATACTAAATGGATTAGGAAGATTAGTCGTTGGAATAGTTGCTTGTTGAGTTTTTGTTGCCCAAGTGTAATGTGTTGATTGATATTCTACTAAGTTTAATCCTATTGTAAAATCTTCGTTAAATGTTAATGACAATACTCTAAATGGTTTTGCTGAGAAACCTAATGAACTATGAGTTATATTTACAATATCTCCTATTTTTAAATCATAAGAATTGAAAGCTACATTAATTGCTAATGTTAAAGATTCTCTTGATCTTCTTAAAATGATTTCTGCCATCTCCTCAGCTTGATATGGATTTGTTATTGTTTGAAAATCAAATCTACCCTCTAACAAATATCCACCATCAGCAGTTTTCATATTTGCGTGTTGATCTGCACTAGGAAGTCCTGAGTCATCTATTGGTGGAAACTGAACCTCATCTACTTGGTAATTACGATCAGGATTAACATAAGATACAATAACTCTATTAAATTTATTATTTTTTTCAGGAGATGATAATGTATATCCATCTATAATATCATCTTCTGTTAATGTAATTGAAGCTGTGCCTATTGTTTCAATGATGAGTTGGTATTTACCAGCAGTATAAGGAAGATAACCCCTACAACCTTTTAATAATTCTCTTACGTTTTCAATAATACTTAATGATGTATCTAATGCTGTATTGCAATCAAATATGTTTATGTCTGAACCACCTGAATATGGAGTTACTTGTGTTTCGCAAACTAATGATGCGTCATAGAATGTTTGTAAATCCATTTCATTAACTGATAATCCTTTTCCATATCTTGCATTAGTTAAGTAATCTAATAAACACCAAGCTGGATTAGTTGAGTAAGATGCTGTTTGTGCAACTAAACTAGCATTATAAGTTACTACTTTTTTACCTTGAACTTTTGCTTGTATTTTAGGAACTCCACTAAATACATCTTGATTCCATTTAAAACGAATAGCAAGATAAGCTAAACCTGATAATTTGTGATCTGAACCCCAATTAGATAATGTAGATAATAAACTTGATGCTGATTGACCATCAGTTCCATAATGAGGTTCTACTGTAATTAAACTTTCTGAATTTTTATAAAAGTTTGTATCTGAACTATTTACTGTAACTTGTGTGTTGTCAGCTAAATCTGCTGACCAAGTAACTGCTTTATCATCTATTCTTATTTCAGTTATGTCGTTTATCTCTCCCTCAGATAATACTAAGGCAATATATAAATAGGTGTTATCGCTTCCTGAGGTTTCTACAAAGACTCTAGTTCCACCTACTAATCTTTCTCCATAAACAACAGGAATACTTGCGTCATTTGATTGTTTATTAATTAATAAACCTTTTTCAAAATTATCTTGGTAGTTATC